AGAAAATGAAACAAGAACAATGGATAGAAAATTATTTTATTCAAGGCTCAGCATACTGTGAAATGTATGAAGAAACTTTTAAAGAGCCTATCGAACAAGTTGTAATTCTCATAGTGACCGAAGATGGTGCCATACAATCATTCGTAAAAAATAAAAAAGATTATCTGCCTTTATTAGGTCCTGCAATTAAGGAGTTCAATGAATCATTTAATGAAAATTAAAAACAAAATACTAGACAATTTACCAACACTTTTCATAACATTAGTTTTTATATTTAGCATGACATTAACTTTTAATCATGCTAACTCAATACCTAACGAAGATGTTAAACCACAATTACCACCTGAAGCAGAAGTACCTGATCCCTCGTATAAGTATGAAGGTTTAGTAGAACAAAGTATTCCTGTTTACTGTGGTCTCTCAGAATTTGTATTAGATACTGCTGAAAAAATGATGAGAGAAAAACAAGTTGCAATAGGTCAGATTAGAAAAGGTGGACAACCATTTGGTGAACTCATAGGTATATTATCTTTTGGTCATAATCTAGAAAGAAATAGTGGCACGTTTATGATGACAATGCCTGGTATGGGACCTAACGGTGAAAATGTTAGTTGCATATTAGGTTATGGATTAGATTGGCAGTTTTTTAATTATGATGGTAGTAGAATACCACTAACAGATTCTCTGTGAAAATGATGAGAGTAAACAATAGGGACTAGGGGGCAGTACCCTACGCCTCCACCATAAATTATGGGGGCGAAATAGGTTCGACCGTTGACTAGAAATCGCATTGGAGAGGATAGTCGAAAGACTTAAAATTTACACAAACGCAAACTATAATAACTTTGCATTAGCGGCCTAGGTCGTTAGGGGTTTACCAGTACCTTGCAACAGAAACTGGTACCTCAGCTTGACAAATCACAAAAAACATAGTATAATAAAGTATAATGATTGTTACACCTAATAAATTTGCTTTACTAATAGAAGATATAGTTAAGACAAAAAGAATTAGTTATATAGACGCTGTTGTATTGTATTGTGAAAAACATAACATAGATCCATCAACAACAAAATCTATGATTAACAAGAATTTAAAAGAAAAGATAGCATATGAGGCACAAGGTCTGAATATGTTAAAAGAAAAAACAGCAAAACTACCAATATAAGGAGATATATTATGACAGGTGCAGAAATAGGTATTGCGATTATGGCAGCATTATGGATTGTAGGAGTTCTATCAGGATAAAGTGAATGGTTTTGAAGTATATAAAATCTATCTGGCAATCAAGCTCCACTTCACAAGTAAAAACCAATCTTATGACTTTCATAAACACAACGGAAGAACAACTGCAAGACTGGAGACATTTACTAAAAGAAGGGATAAGTATTATTTTCATAGGCTTAGTAAATCTTACGACAATAAGTCTATTGTTAATTACTTCCTTAGCAATTTTGTTTCTAATACTAATTTATGGGTTGGTGACATCATTGGTAAAGCTGGTGATGAACATTACAAACAATGGTCTAAAAAAATAGAATCATTACATTATTATTATGAAAAAGATATTGACTATATTATAGAAAGAATGATAACAAAAGATATAAAATTTAATGATTTATTTTTATCAATAGATGGTCAACATCCTACTATCATTAAAATGTTTCTAGCAAAAAAGATAAATTTTGAAACACTAATAATATTAGATGACATATTAAGATTTACAAAAAGATTAAATAAAGATATTAAAGAGAAAGTATTATGGCCTAAAATGTTTGATAGAATGAAAAGATATAAACCATTTTTGTCATACAATATTACGAAGTATAAAATCTCATTGAGAGATAAGATGAAGGAGATATAATGGATAAAGAAAATTTTATACTAGCTTTTCAAATAGATAATGATAAACTATTTAATGGTCTTATTGATTATCATAAAAATAATCATGAGTACAAATATAAAAGTGAACACACCACTCATGATGTAGAAACTAAAGCGTCAACTGATGTTAATATTCATATGAGTTCTAACAATGAACTTGTTAAAATTTATACGAACTATCTTACAGCTGGGCTAAAGGCATATAGTCAAAAGTATGAATACTTTAATCCTGAGTTATGTATTCAAGAGGGTTTTAATATACAACATTATGGTCCTGGTCAAGGATATAAAAGATGGCATAATGAAAGAGGCGAGTATCAAATAAATCAAAGGGCCTTAGTTTTCATGACATATTTAAATGATGTACCTGACGGTGGAGGAACAGAATTTGCATATTATCCAGAGTTAAAAATAAAAGCAAAAAAAGGTTTAACTTTATTATGGCCTACTGATTTTACACACACTCATAGAGGTATTATTTCGCAACATGAAAAATATATTATCACAGGTTGGTTTCATCATCTTGGTGTTGTAGAAACTAGAGCAACCATACTAGATAAAATGAAAAGGAGTAAATAATGGGCGAAGAAATAAAAGTTGTAAATATTGAAGAGCAAGAAGTAGAAGAAACAAAACAAAATACGAAAGATGATAAACAAGTAAAAACAACAGTATTTACATTAGGTGAGATAATACTTAAATTAAAAATGCCTGAAAATTTTGTTGAGGCTGTAAACAAAGCAATTGATGAGAGAGGCGATAGTATGCCTGATTGGAATCCTCAACTTGCAGGTAAAATTAAAAAAGAGAAACTACTTAATCCTATTTTAAATGATGAGATAAAAGGTACTTTCATGATGTGTTTTCAAGAGTATATGAAAAGATCAGGTTCAGTATTAGTAAATACACATCAATTATCTTTAGACAATGTTTGGGTAAATGATATGTATGCAGGCGAATATAATCCTGCTCACTTTCATTCTAGCAAAAATAGTTTAGTTGGTCTATCATCAGTTTTATTTTTAAAAGTACCAGATACATATGGCGAAGAATACACAAATAATCATGAACCTGCAAATGGTCATTTAGAATTTATTGGTGGTAATCAACATTCGTTATCAATGTCTCAAATGAGAGTAAGTCCAGAAGTAGGAGACTTCTTTATATTCCCATATACATTGGTTCATGCTGTTTATCCATTTAGACAAACAGAGCAAATGAGAAGAACATTATCATATAATTGTGATATATTACCGAAAGTATTGGTAAAACCAGTATGATATCTAATGTATGCCAAAACTGTGGTCATGAAGCACATGACGGTCCACTTTGGAAAGAGTTTACCGATGGTGATGGTTTACCGATTATGATAGAAGTTTGTAAAAATTTTGTAGCACAGCTTGACAAGGGTCAACAAATGTGTTATAATACAGATAATGCAAAAGAAAACTAATTACTTTCTTTTTATAGTGCAAGGAAGAGGCTTTCACCAGAGGGTCGAACTTGACCGTTTAGGGGTTGTACCCAGGTTTGTAATCTTACCAATTATGAATCACATATCTGACAAGATGAAACGGGTTGTTGAGGTTTCAGAATGGTATCTGCGTCCTCGCTTGTGGGTAAATCCATAGTCCCACCTATTTCGCATTATAAATAATAATGTCGATTAATACAGACACATATAATAACATACAATTAACATACGGAGAATATATATGAATACAAGTATTGCGGCCTTAAAAAGGTCAAAGTCTAATCTAGACACACTTATAGGCGAACTAAACAAAGTCGCTGAACCTCAAAAACAATCAAACTCATATCAAGATGATAGATTCTGGAAACCAGAACTAGATAAATCAGGTAATGGTTATGCAGTATTTCGTTTTTTACCTGCTGTAAAAGATGAAGATTTACCATGGGCAAGACTATGGTCTCATGCATTTCAAGGTCCTGGTGGCTGGTATATTGAGAATAGTTTAACAACACTTAACAAGAAAGATCCAGTTAGTGAATCAAACAGTTTACTTTGGAACTCTGGTGTTGACGCTGACAAAGAGATTGCAAGAAAAAGAAAAAGAAAATTATCTTATGTTGCAAATGTTCTAATCGTTAGTGATCCTAAACATCCTGAGAATGAAGGTCAAGTAAAATTATTCAAGTTCGGTAAAAAGATATTTGATAAGATTACTGAGGCGATGAAACCTGAATTTGAAGATGAAAAACCTATCAACCCATTTGATTTTTGGGAAGGTGCAAACTTTAAACTAAAAATTAGAAAAGTTGATGGTTACTGGAATTATGATAAATCAGAGTTCGATAGTCCATCTACTATCAAAGACAATGATGAGGCTATAGAAGAATTATGGAATAAACAATATCCATTAAAACCATTTCTTGCACCTGAAAACTTTAAATCTTATGATGAGTTAAAAGCGAAACTTGATAAAGTTTTAAGTGGTGTTAGAAATACTGGTACAGCTGAAGATGTTATGGACCCACCTACATCACCAACAGTTAGTGAGCCAGTTGTAAACGAAACAGCAGATACTTCGGTTGCTAGTAGTGAAGATGATGACGGTGATGAAACACTAGATTACTTCTCAAAACTAGCGAATGATGATTAATCTCTCCACCTGTTTCTTTATATGGGGGTTGGGATATTCTATCCTAACCCCTTTCTAATATAAATATATCTATCATATCATGTATAGTTTGAGATATCAAATCATATGAGGAGAATTATATGGAAATTATTACGAAAATAAAGGGCTGGGCAGCTGCATTAGCAGATGTTGGTGTCTCACTTATCGCTTTAGGTATCGTGCTTGAAGTTTTATTTAGTGGGCAAAATGTACCATTCTGGCCAGATATAAGTGTGATAGCAAATGTACAATCAATAATCGCTGGGTTTAGTGCTCAAGGTTTAGTTGGTTTAGTTGCTGTTTGGGTACTTTACTCAATATACACTAAAAAATAAACTAATCAATATAACAAAACAAGGGGTGTTTCGGCACCCCTTTTTTTTAGCGTATAAATAGATAATACAATGAGTTTATTTTTTGAAATACTAGTGGAGTTTGGTTTACCTGTAGCGTCTGCTACAGTTATGGGTGTTTTTATATATATCATTCTCAAATATATTTTAGATTCAGTAATCGGTCAAGTCAATAGTATTCATGGTATTATCATGGGTCTAGATAATAGAATTAAGACCATGAATAATGATATGATAAAACTAGATTTGCTGATATCTCATGCTCTAAAACTAAGACCAGATGAAGATAGAATATCTAGAGCAGAGGGTAAAACAGACGCAAGAAAAGACTAATGGAACAAACAATAGAAAATTTTGAAGGCACAAAGATTGTAGAGAATAATTACGGTGGCGAGAGTATGGGTGATGTACAAGCAGGTATAGAATTTATCTATAACATGAGAGAACATTTAGTAGATGTAGGTGTGGCAACGATATATCTATTTGCTTGTTATGGTTTATATTTGTTGATGAAAAAATATATCAAGTAAAATGACAGTAATTGAAATATTAAACCAGTATGGTTTTGCCACATTGGCTGCAATCGCTATGGGGTATTTTATATACTTTATTTACAAGTTTACCACAGAGAATATCAAGGCAAAGTTAGGTCAAGCAAATACTGCTTTGATAGGTTTATTAGATAGAATAAGAATGTTAGATAATGACCTTATCAGATTAAGGTCTAAATTAAACACGGTTTTAGAAATGCAAGAGAATCAAAAGAGTAACAAATCTAGAAAATCAGAGAGAGTTTCTAAAAAGTCTATTAACTAGACTATATCTTATTATAAATATTAGTATGAAAGCACTTAAAGTTATGGTGCTAGGTCTATTTTGTTATGTGCTTTCGACACCTAGTATCGCAAGTGAATTAGTACAAGAGTTCAGCAATCCATCATTTTCAGGTAATGGTTATTCTACTCATGTTCTATCACTTGAGCAACTAAGATATAGTAGAGAAAACAAAATCAAAGACGATCAAAAGTCTGCTGACGCGGCTGCTAAGCGTGATGAAAATAATACTACAATCAATAAATTTATTAAAAATGTTGAGAGTAGAATTTATGCTAATTTATCAAAACAGTTAGTAGATAATATGTTTGGCACAGAATGTGAGGGTACTTGTCCTACATCTGGCACTGCTGAAGTCGAGGGTTCACAAATTGCTTGGGTCAAAGATACATCAACTGAAGTAATCACATTAACAATAACATCGCCTGATGGTTCAACAACAGTAATGTCTGTGCCTGTAGGCGACTTTAAATTTTAAAAAATATGGATTTTACATTCCCACAAATAACAGCAGCAATATTTTTGTTTTGTTTTTTATCAGGTTGTGCTACAACTACACCACCTGAGGGTTTCTATCAAGGTGAAACACCTTATACTATGGAAACTGATACTATGAAAAGATTAGAGTTGATACCTGAATTAGGGCAACCACAAATTACAATAGCAGTTTATAATTTTCCTGATAAAACAGGACAAAGAAAACCAAATACAAAGTTCAGTCAACTATCAACTGCTGTAACACAAGGTCCTGAAGTGTGGGTTATCAATGCTCTAAAATCAGTAGGTGGTAATGATCCATGGTTTATAGTTTTAGAGAGAGAAGGACTAGATGCTCTTATAAAAGAGAGACAACTAATAAGATCAACAAGAGAATTATATGATGGAGAAAGTGATGTTAAGAATCAACTAAAACCTCTAAAGTTCTC